ACTCCTCTTCTGTTTTAATTTTCATATTGTTGGTATTTACAAGTCTGCCTTATACAAAAGCCGTTGCTGCCTTTTTCAATTTATTAGCCACATCATTCAGGGCATCAGCCAGTTGATGTAGTTCACTGGGAGTGAATGTGGCCGTTTTGCCATGCACTTCGTTCCCGTTAATGCGCTGATGCAGCCATGAAGCCGACTTTCCAAAATAAGTCTTTGCGAATTCTGATACAGAGATGAACGGCAATGTTTCAGACAAGATTTTGCGCACTTCTATCCGCTGCTTTAAAATCTTTGCTTCCTCAATGTCATTATGAATCCTGGCAAAGTCTTCTGTGACAGCTTCTTGAAGTTCTGCTTCATCTTCCGGACGTATGGAGTTAAAGAACGCTTCCATTTCTTGCTCCGCTTTGATCCGATCAGCTCCTTTACTTTTAATACAAGCCTCTTTTAGTCTGAAAAAATCTTCTTTTACTCCCATAGCTTTTATTTTTTAAGTAATACATAATGAATGAAGATAAGGAAGCTGTCTGGCCGGACAGCTTCCTCTTTTCTACCGGAATGCGGAAAGACGTTGAATCTCCAATTTAAGAGATTCTATTTCAGCGTCCAGTACCGATTTTCTATATCCCAGCCCGATAAGCCGGTGATAATTTCGGAGGTAGTAGTTGAGATTCTCGATCAACTCATCTACCCGCGCTTTTAGCGCTTCTTCATCAGTCATTCAAAGAGCTCTTATTGATTGACAATACAAAGATAAAGAAATTATTATCACCTGCAAAATATTTAGATAATAATTTTATTATCAATCTGCAAAATAGTATAAATCGCCCATTTGTATAGATGCGAAATGACCTTTCATTCAATATTTAAATATTTGTATAACTTTAAATCCTCCAGAAAATGTTCAGGGGAATCGGCGCGGATTACGTTCCCGGTCTGATCGTGGAATCGGTCGGCAAATTGATACATGTATTCCTGGTCGGTGCATTCACTATCGAAGCGGCTGCTTTTGCGTAACTTGGTTACAAAATCGGCGGCGCAGGTGGCGGTAATTTTACCGCCGTCCTGCAAAGTGTAGGTTGTTGTCATTATTATGCTAATTTTTTGGTTCTGAGTTTGAAAAATATTTTTTGGTCGGTGGTTAAAAAAGGAATGTTCGCAAGGGAGCATCCTGGGTTAACCATGCCTTGTTTTGCAAAGGTAATCATGTTTGCGGCAAAGCGTATCCAATTCTCCATTTTTGTGAAGTTGGTTGTACCGCCATGCTGGCGAAATTCAACCGTGCGGTGGCGGGCGTAGGCTTCGAGGTTCAGCTTGTGGTAGCGGTCGTTTCTGAAGACCCTGCGAAGGTCCTGAATGGTTTGCGCTTCCCGAATGCGGCTTTCTGAAATACCGGAAAGGCGTTTGCAGTAAGTGTTATTGCGGCGGGTATTCGGCATGAAAGCGTCAATTACAGGTTCAAGATGGCGGTAGGTTATTGCCAGGTTGCGCCAAGTTTCAATTGTGAAGTCTGCAGCGTCCATGTGGATGTGCAGGCCGCAGCTATTATTTACCTTTACATCGCAAAAGTCAAGTACCCAGCAAACTTTCTGAAGCTCCTGCAATCCGGCTTCTCCTTCCAAAATCGGGCTAACCAGTTCGAAAGTGTCGTTTCCGCTAAGGCTTCCGTCTGATACAAGTTTCCAGTGGTTGCGGGTGTCGTGGTTGTAACCCTCAACTGCTACGTCGATTCCAGCTTCGCTAAGTTCGCGGGCAAGGCGGTGTTTATCGCAGTTATAGGCTTCAATCTCGATGCCGAAGCGGCGGTTGAAAGTGTAGTCTATTTCCGGGATGGCTGTTGCAACTACGGGTTGTTGTTGATTGAAAGTGCCTGCCTCAAGCATCTTCTTGTAAACGTTCTGTACGAAACCGTAGTTTCCGTTGGTTACCAAGTCGGCTACCTGGCGGCGGGTTAAACCTAAAAGAAGGAGCTGCTGTATTTTCGCTGTCTTCGTTATGTTCTGATTGAGAATGTTTGTAACTTGTTCGTTCATAATACTTTACCTTTATTATTGTACAGCTAAGGTAACACTATTAACGCACATATCGTAGTAATATCTTCTTTATTATCAGCTTCTTAGCTTTGTTTAGCTTGAGCAAAAAAATGATTATTTTTTGCGCCGGAAGTAATAAATAATGGTAGCCAGGAGGGTTAAAACAAGGTAGGGAATGAAGGGTTCATACCAAGATTGGGATTTCACTTGGTAGGTCGTTTCCGCCTCTACTATTTCATGGGATTGCTCCGAGGTAGTATCGGAACTGGCAGTAAACTGTTTCTGATTGATTGTGGAATCGGACTTGCTTTTGGAAGATAGGTCAATATCGGTTACTGATTTGACCGGACCGTGTGAAGCTGTATCACCAGGTTCCGGAGGGAAATACTCCACGATCCGGACGGCGAGGTCAGATTCTTGCTCATGTAGGTAGCGGGCAAACTTTGCATTGAAGTCTATAGAATCTTTCCGGGTTTCTTTGAGGTGGTCAGTTTCGATATCGGAACGTGAGGTTCCTGATCGCGAACTTCGACAGCCCACGACCAGGAGTAAGATAAACAACACAATAAATATATTATGAACAAAGTGCATGGTTATAGCATATTTAAAGTTTCAGAATCTGCTTTCGATTGGCCGCTCCTCGATAACTAACGTGAACCCAGGAAAAATTCTTCTCATCGATGAGCTGATCGAATGGTAAGCCAAGTTCCTGAATGAGGTAGAATAAGCGGCGGTTCTCTTTGGGATTGCCGCCTGTGATATCCGCGGCCATTCCTTTCATGTGGTCGCTGGTGGCAGAACCGCCTATTTTTCGATTCAATGCTTCACTTCGGAAACCGCTATTAATTATAATTGGTTTCCCATAGGCCTCCCTTAGCGGATCCAATACGTGTTCCACCAATTGTGTGAGGTTCGCAACATGTTCTTTTTTACATCGATTGTCAATTCCAAATCGATCGGCAGTGTTTGAGCGGCATAATTCCGCAATTGTGAAATGCTTCATATCTTTTTATTTTAGAAATATATCAATACTACGCCCTAACTTCTTCTCCATTTCCCCACGAAGTTGCGCACGGAAGATACGCAGGAAAGGCATCTTTGGGTATATGATAAGCATGGACGCACTAAAACTCCAAACTTCACAGGCTCCGGCTACAGCCGCAGCGACAGAAGTAACGGTGATGCCTGGATGGAACATGTGTTCAATCATATAGACCGAACCTAAACAACATCCGTATATTGCTATTTTGATGCAGGTTTCACGCCCGGCTTCCGAGTAAGCAAAATCTCCCTTTTTCAGTGAAACTGCAATTCCCCAACCCAAATCTACCAAGATGAGGATAAATACTATAAGAAAAGGATAATAGGCAGGCGCAAAAAAATTGAAGATAAGAAGCAATAAGGCCACTAGCCAACCGTAGAAAGTGGAAAATATATGGCACAAGTGGTCTAAAATTGATCTAAGAAAAAGTTCCATAGCGTTCTTTTTATTTCAAAAGTACAGTGTTCTCAGCAACGGATAAAGGACATTTATTGTGGTATCTTCACTTCGAAAAGATCAGCTGCAGAGGAACTGAACATGAGTGTCCAGCCTATGGATTTAAACTCCGGAGAAACAAAAGGAACGATATCGTGATTATCGGATATCTTATCCAGCCAAGAATTCGATCGAGAATCCAGGATGAGTTTTTTCCGGAGAGATGCAAGAAGGGATAAGGTGATATCCGAGGCAATGGCGATTTCGATCATATCGGCTGAATCGGTGACCTTCATGGCGATGGTAGCCGCCAGCTTCTGTTGATCCAAGATGGAGTTTCGGGAATCCCGGGACGAGGAGAATTCTCCAAAATCAATGAAAAGGTAGTTACCCGTAATATCGTCCACACGCCTTTTTACATCATCATATGACTGGCCGAAAACAAGATTCTCAAGTGCCGGCATGAACGGTGCCGGAAGTCCTTTCACGTACTCAAGCAGAGCGGAGTACTGTGGGAACCGGCTTGCCCCATTGCTAAACATGGAGATCACCCCTTCCTTCTGAGGGTATTGGGCGAAGTACTTCAATAATTTCAGAATCATAGTATATCATTTATTATGTGAATGGGTAAGCCGGTTTCATTCGCGATGTCTGTCTTTTCCATCTTAGCCGAGTGAAGGCTTCGGACGGTATCAATAAGTTTCTTACGAAGAATGGTCAAGTATTGGAGAATATTCATTCGCTCGACGGTATAAACGTCGCCAAGACCATCAGAACTCAAGTTATACAGAGACTCAAGAGCACCGGTAGAAATGGCAGACTCTTTGGTATTCCTGGCCTCTGTAAGTAACTTGAACTCGGTTTTGGTAAATAAATAATTAACGAATGCCTGGAAATTGAAGGCAATGGCCGTCAACTCATCTGCCGGCAGATTTACAAACTTGTGTGCAAGGGCATGAGCTCCATCAGAAGAGTACCGGTCCGGATAGTAAAGAATAGCGGCCAGGAGTGGAAGTTGCTCCAATGATCCGCCAATCAGGGAACGGGCCTCGATGAACTGAAGAGCTGCCAAAGAACAAGTGAGCCGGTTGAACGAGGTATCTATATCATAGGCCGGATACAGCTCATCGTCATCGATGCGAATTGCCGGGATCTGCTGTTTACAAAAGCATGAGTCAACGGCATAGTTATAAGGCAACTTACTCAGATATCTGGCAATGGTGATGCCCGTTAAGCGATGTGGAGGAATGCGCTTGCATAACTTTCGTGTTTCAGGATCGAGATCCTGAAGAGCTGCATCGTTGTCGGGATAGACAATTGTGAATGGGAATGTTACTTGTTCGGCCAGCCAGGCCAAGTTCGCCAATCCATCAGAATCCTTTATTTTTTTGAGTTGCCACCCCATAACACGGCACACATAGTTCACACGGACCATAGCAATAGAGAGTTTGCCTTGGGCCATCAAGGATATATCATGGATCAGTGATCGGAAAAGATATGGCGTAAGGCCTTCCCAGGAATTAGGAATGCTATATTGAACTCCTTTAGCCATAAAGTCAATGGTTTGGTTTAGCATGGCATCACTAATATTATGTCATCAGGACGGTTAAAAGAAGTGTTGGTATCGATGGAGCCGGAAGAATCCGAAGTGAGTATCAGGTCGATATTGGCTAATTCTTGTTTCACTTCATCCATTAATGAGGCGGATAAAGCAAGCATGCGTTCCTGCTCATCTTTCCCGGATCGACTTGCCTTGGAATCATCGAACAGGCTCCGGATCGTAGGCGGAAACTCAATGATATCAAAACGTCGGAGTGCAATGGCAATGGTTTGTTTTGCCAGGCATCGATGAAGTATCCGCAATATATCCTCTTTATCTTCTGCTCGTTCAAAGTAGGCGGATAGCCCATCATCCAGAGCTTCTTTCTGAATAGGTATTGTCCGGAAGAAAAAGAGATAAGAGAGGTCGATGGAGTATAGAACATCGAAATCTTCGGTGCTTTGAATTTTCAGTCCATCAAGGAGTTTCTTGTAGCGGGTTTCCTTCCAGGAGGGATATTTGTCTTCACTATCGAGCAATTGAATAACCGTATCCATTGCATTGAAATAGTTTTCGATGTAGGAACGGCGCATGGTTTCCTGTTCATGCTTATAGATATCGACATCATTCTTGCGATTTGAGACGATATCGAAAATAAGCTGCTTGGCCATTGTCAAATTGGCCATAGCCATACATAAGGCCTCCTTAAGCTCTCCGTCAACCTTCACAATTTCAGAATAGACATCTTTCGTGAGTATAATCATCATCATCTTTTTGGCTGAAACCGCTGATGAGTTGAGCTGGTCGAAAGTAATGTTACTTTCGGCATACGGAGCGTATTTGCGAAACTCCGCGATGGTAGGAAATAGTTCTTGTAATATTGTCATGACTGTTGCTTGTTAAGTCTGTCTTTGGGTGATACTTCTTCCTGGCGAGCTGGAACTTCACGATAGAAACCAAGGCGATATCCCTGACTGTATAAATCGGGAAAGTTTATCTGCAAAGCCTGGTTAAACGGCTCCGTACAAATTTCGTCTTCAGATGTCAGCGACATAATGTAGATCAGGTAGTTGTAGTATGCATCGGCACCCGATTTGGAAATAACACCATCTTTGCTGACGCTCGAAATTGAAGAATCAAGGCCCACACTGGAGAGTAAGACTTCATCGGCACGCTTATCGTAGGATATCAGTGCGTCGATATATTCCTTGTACTTCAAATCAACAGTTTCTATTTTCCAACGCTCTTCCTCGCCTTGGCTGTTTTTAAAGCTGATAGTTGCATAGGCTTTTCCCTGGTTATCCGCTCCGGAAAGATAGCGGGATATTTTGCGGAGTTCCGACTGCAAATATTTGATTAACGTCGATTCTTTGAATTCTGTACCAATCTCAATATCATTATATTTTAAAAGTTCCTCATTGTTTTTTCTGCGTCGCTTATTCTCATCACAGAGCTTGGTGATTTGGATACGTTTCGACTCAAGCCAGGCATTAGGGATAATTATATGAATTTTAGCGGCCAGAGAGTTGCGGAGGAACGAGTTTATATAATCGGCGGTATCATTGGAGCCTTTGATATACGATTTCGTTCCGGCATGTGTTTCATTCACCCCGTAGAACTCATCAACGGATTTTTCACGATGGTGTGATATCGCCGCAAACTTGTAATTACCGACCTCTGCCGGATTGAATTTAGGATAGATACGGAAAGTTGAAGTTCCGTAGCCCCATCTCCCTACCGCTATATGCCG